TGCCGTGGCATATACGTCCGGCGAGAGCACGATGACCGTCGTGGATGCGACGAAACTCCCCGACGCGCCGAACATCGTCTGCCTGGCAGGATCAGTCTCAGGGGAATTTCGATACTCCGGGAAGGACGGCAACATACTGCAGGGTGTTACCGCGCTGCCGGGCTCCCCGGCGGCAACCACCTGGCCCGCCGGGACGTATGCGTTCCGCGGGATCGCGGCATACGACACGAACGCCCTTCAGACGCGGACGATGTTTGCAACGGCCCCGGACCTCCCCAACCGCGTCGTCTACGAGACCGACGCGACCGAGAACACCCTGGAAATCCATCAGGTCTACATCCCGCTGTTCTCCGGCGACGGGCTCCCCGACGTGAACCTGAACGGCGTCCTGTTCGGCGATATCTGGTTCGACAAGTATTTCGCCTGTCAGCCCGACGCCTCGAACGTCTCCCGCGGGTCGGTGAGTGCGAACGCCCCCGGGACGAACGGTGCGGCCAGCAAGCCACACGTGGTGCCGTGGACCGACATCAACTGGTCTAACGCCAAACTCGCGATCGAAAACCGGGGCGGGGCTGCAAACCGCAAGAGCGGCACCTGTACCGCGTTGGCCGACGAAAGCGCGTCAAAGTTCTACGTCGAGGACGTCACCGACCTGATCGGGAAACGAGTCTACGTCACCCAGGCTGGCGTCCGGTATGTCCGTCGGGTCGTCCGGACCGGCGGGGATACGACGGCAGACCCGAACGCGGCGAAACTCCTCGAACTCTATCCGGCACTACCGGCCCCGATCACGGACGCCGACACCTACGAGATCCTACACTACTACCTCCCGGGAGGATACGAGTGGGCGTCGTTGTATGCCTGGGCATACATGAACCTTTACCGGCACGGGCTCGGATGGCCGAAAGGCAACACAAATTGGGGTAAATTCCACGGAGACCCGCGCGAGAGGGTATATGAGGGGATCCCCGATCCGGTCCGCCCGGGATACGATGGCAACGCGATTGCCCGGACGCTCACCGGGTCAGGCCCTCTCTCGTGGAGCCTCAACGGCAAGGAGAGCGGGATCCGGGACCTCGTCGGGAACTGTTGGGAATGGTGCGATCTCCTGGTCGGGACCGTCGCGGACAACACGATCGACGCAAAATATCCTGGTGCGGGGCACGTCCTACCCGCGACGAACGGAAACGTCGCGTCGTTGTATGCTCCCGAACCTGACGGCGAGCATTCGCTCGGCGCCGAGGTCTTCGTCCCTGCAACGATCGGGTCGTCGAGAGCGGACTATGACGGGGCGTACTACTGGCAGAGTACAGGTCAGCGTGCAGCGATACGGGGCGGGGCTTGGTTCAATGGCGCCTACTGCTCGTTGGCGTATCTGGACGTGCGCAACGCCCCCTCGCACACGAGCACGAACTTCGGCTTCCGCGGAGTCTGTTGATCTGGAGATCTGATCTGGTGGTAGGACGACATGAACGCCTGAAAATCTGGCAGAAATCGTATGACCTGGCGCGGGATCTGATGCAGGTAACCGAGCGGTTCCCGCGCCCACAACAGCAGGGCGGTCTGGCGAGCGAGATCCGGAGGGCCTCACTTGACCTGATCCAGACCGTAATGCTGGCCAACTCAACACAGAGTACCGCCGTCAACCGGGATCTCGACCAGGAGATCGATTACCTGCAGGTCATCGTGCGCCTGGCGCGGGATCTCCGGTACATCAGTATCGGGCAATATGAGGTGCTTGCCGGAAAGATCGTCGAACTCGGTCGGATGAACGGCGGGTGGATGAAGACGAAGCGAGTGTAACGCGCTTCGCCCGACACTACGGGCCGGATGATGGAAGCCGTAAAAAACGTGCAGCGAAACGGGGCGGGAATTGGAACAATGGCGCCAACTGCTCGTTGGCGTATCTGAACGTGAACAACGCCCCCTCGAACACGAACACGAACATCGGCTTCCGCGGAATACCGTTTGAGGATGGTATGTGTGACTACGGTTGCACGTAAAAATCAGATCAACAGTACATCATCCGGAATACCCGTCGCTCGATGCAGCGGAATACAAAACAGGCTCCGGGGAGGTAGTAGGCGAGATCCGAACCCTCCCCGTCCACAAAGACCATGAAATCGTATACCGGCCTCTACGAACAGATCTGCACGTTCCCGGCGCTCTACCGAGCGTATCAGCTCTGCCGGCGGGGGAAACGTGAGCGAGAGTACGCGATAGAGTTTGAGCAGAACCGGGAACACAATCTGTTCGCCCTCCGCGACGAACTCGTAGAGGGCCGGTGGCGACCGGGCAAGTACTCCCGGTTCTTCGTCGAGGACCCTAAACGCCGGTTGATCAATGCCCCCCCATTCCGGGACCGGATCGTGCACCACGCAGTGTCGACACTCTTAATCCGGATCTGGGATCCGACGTTCCCGTTTGGTTCGTTCGCCTGCCGGGTCGGGAAAGGAACGCACGCAGCGACCGATAGGCTGCAACAGTTCATGCGTAGGTATCCGGCTGGATCGGGGTACGTCCTGCAATTGGATGTGAAATCCTATTTTGCGAGCATTGACCACGAGATCCTGATCGGGTTGGTCGCAAAACGGATCCGCGACCGGCGATTCATGCGTCTGATTCGGCAGATAGTCAAGAGTTACGGGGACGGACCGGATGTCGGCATCCCGCTTGGCAACTTGACATCACAGGTGTTTGCGAACATCTACTTGCATGAGCTCGATATGTTCGCAAAACACGACCTCCGGATCAAGCACTACATCCGGTACATGGATGATGTCGCCTTGGTCCACGAAGACAAACAACAACTCTGGGAATGGCGTGACGAGATTAAGACGTTCCTGGCCGACCGTCTTCACCTTCGACTCCATCCGGACAAGCAGGTACTAACTCCGGTCGACTGCGGCGTCAAGTACCTTGGATACTGGGTCTATCGGGACCACATCCGTGTCCTGTCACGGAACGTCCGGAGGGTCTACCGGAGACTCCGGCAGATGGAGGCCGGGACGTTCAAGGGAGATGCTCGGGCGTCGATATCGTCGTGGGTCGGCTACGCGAAGCACGCCGATACTCACGGGCTAAACTGCCAGATCGCCGAACAACATCCGTTCCTACGGGTAGCGTTCGAACCAATTGAGGCGAGATAATGACTAGAAAACAGATTATGCGCATCCACACGGCCGCCGGCGTCGAGGAAATCGACGCGGACCGGCTGATTGTTGAGGGAGATGAATACATCCTGTTCCGGGGAGAGGAGGAGGTCCGGCGGGTGCCGATCGCCGACATCGTATCTGATGGTGAGGGGATGTATGGGATCGAGACGATCTATAGTCGGAGTTGAATCATGATGCGGTACACTCTCGCTGGGTTTGCCACTCTCGGCACCCGGCAGTCTCGTGTCGTCGAGGTTGCAGGCGAGAGTGCTACTGTTGACGCCACCCGGTCGTTTGCAGCGGCACCCCGGACCGTCGCAGTAGAGGCCCCCCTGGAGGTCTGGCTGGATGCACAGGCATACCTGGCCGCCGCTCCGTCGTACCTGGTTCCTGGGATGCGGCGGTTCGGGCTGTCCCGGTTTTCCTGCCCCGGCACCCTCCACTCTCGCCACATGGCTGTTGAGGGGGCAGAGGGGACCATTGTCGCGACGCGGGATCCTCTCATCGCCGCCACTCGCCATGCCGAGGTCGACGCGCTCGGCGGTTATCTTGCCGGGCGGTCGTATGCGGTGCCGGACGTCTCCGGCGGCGTTTCGGTGGCGTTTGAGGAGGTATACCCCATATGACCGATATTCAATTCAAGCGCGGCTCGACGTTGCCTGTCTACCAGATCACGCTCTACCGCCCGGACAGCCCCACGACCCCACTCGTCCTGACCGGCGCAGAAGTGCGCCTGGTCGCGAAGTCCCGGCTCACCGGAACAACGGTGATCGATAAGCCGCTGGAGATCCTCGACGCGACCGCCGGCCTCTGCCAGTTCAGCCGGGAGGTCGGAGACTACCTGCAGGGCGACCGGTGCAAGGCCGAGATCATCGTGACGTTCGGCAACGGTGCCGTCCTGGTCCTGCCGACGACCGGCTACTACTCCCTCACCATTGAGGACTCGCTGGCATGACGGACATCACGATCGCCCAGGCCGGGACGTGGCCACTCTACCGGCTGACCCTGTCACGGGGGGCGGACCCACTCCCCCTCGCCGGCGTGACGGCGACGCTGTATGCCGTACATGCTCGATACTCCGGCTGGGAGATCCGGCAGGACCTGACGATCGAGGACGCGGCCGCCGGCACCCTCCTCTGCGCGTTCGGTCCGGAGGACACCGTGCACCCGGGCACCTACAACGTCCAGGTCCGGCTGATCTGGGCGGACGGGACCAGCACCACGCTCCCGGCGGCCGGATACTTCCAGATGGAGATCGGGCCGGCGCTCGAGGCCGAGGATGCCCCGCCGGAACCGCTGCGGGTCTACGAGCGGTCCGGGTCGACGCTGATGCTCAAGGCGGTCATCGACGCCTACGAGGCGATCGAGTGGACGCGGCGGTGGCGGGCGCCCGGGTCCTGGCAGGCGGTGATCTCCCGGTATGCTACCGGCGCGGATGAACTCCGGGAGGGCCGGTTCATCTCCCTCCCCCGCCGGGGACGGCACCTGGTCGGCATTATCGAGAGCATCGAGGGGCAGATGACCGACGAGGGCGAGATCTCCGAGTCGTGGACGGTCGCGGGCCGGGACCTCGGCGCGATCCTGCAGGGCCGCATCTGCCTGCACGGGACCGATGCCGGCACCGGCTACGACGAGCAGATCGACGTCGTCGGGGAGACGGCCATGCGGCACTACGTCGAGGTGAATGCGATCAATCCGACCGACCCCGACCGGGCCATCCCGGGCCTTGACCTGATGCTCGTCGACCAGGGCAGAGGGGCGACGGTGCAGGTCCGGGCCCGGTTCCAGGGGCTCCTGGAGATCCTGGAATCGATCGCCCTCCAGACCGGGCTGGGGTGGGGCGTGATCTGGTCCCCCGACACCGGCGAACTCCTCTTCGACGCGCTCGAGGGGACGGACAGGTCCGCCGAGATCCTGCTCTCTCCGCGGCTCGGCAACTGCTTGATCGCCGGCTACCGGGCTTGTCTCTCAGATGCTCCGACCCTGGCGATCGTGGCCGGGCAAGGAGAGGCAGAACTCCGGACGATCGTCGAGGTCGGGACGGCGACCGGATGGGACCGGCGCGAGGTCTACGTTGACGCCCGGGACCTGGACGCGACCGATGCCCTGATCGCCCGCGGGGAAGAGAAACTCGCGGAAGTCGGGGAGACGACAACCCTGGAAGTCGAGTATCTCCCGACCCCGACCTATCGCTACATGACCGATTTTGACCTCGGCGATATCGTGAGCGCCGAGTATCCGGGCGTTGCTACGATGCAGGCCCGGATCGTTGCGGTGACCGAACAGTATCCATCCGGGCGGATTGTGCTCGGACTCGGGAAAGAGTGGCCGGACCTGATCAGTCTGGTCCGGGCGCTGAGGAAAGAGAACGCGGAGATGAGACGATGACACTGAATTACGGGATTTTCGATGTGAGCGACCCGCAGAACCCCGATCGGGTGTATTCGGCGGCGCTCCTGTGCAGGATGATGGCCAAGCACATCCGGGACGGGATCGTGCATGATGACGGGAACGAGATGGTCGTCACGGTGACGGACCCGCC